CTCCGGTCGCAAGATCACCGAGAGCGAGCGCGAAGCCATCTCCAAGCAGTTCATCGACAAGCGCAATGCGCTGGTCAAGGCTCGCGAGCAGTACCTGCTGGACTTCGCCCTAGGCAAGAAGCGTGAGATCGACGAGGCGATTGCTGCCGCGAAAGACCCGCGCCAGAAGCAGGTGCTCGAGGCTCAGCGTCAGTTCGTCAATGACCAGATTCGTGCCGCATCGGATGCACTGAAGGCTGCCGGCAATCTGGGTCGCATCGGCATTGCCGCGAAAGACCCCAAGAAACCGCTCAAGGAAAGCCCGATCATCCGTCTGGCCGAGCAGCTGGAAGGGGAGGTGGCCGCCGCCAAGGCCAAGCTCGCCGCCACGCTGAGCGACGCCCGTGACCTCAACAGCCTGAAGCAACAGGTGATGTTCGAGGCCCTGGGCGACCTGGCCGCCGGCAAGTTCGATGAGCGCGTCCAGAACGCCGAGGGCGAGATGGTGCCCACCCGCATGGGCGGTGAGAAGGAGCGCAAGGAGTTCGTCAACCGCTTCCGCGCATTCATTGCCGAGGGCAAAACCGACATCAACGCCTTCATCGACAGCCTGGCCACGCTCAAGGAGAAGGCGCAGTTCAAGGACATCGTGTCCAAGATGATCGACAAGAAGAGCGTGGATGACTCCATCAACGCCCTGAACGCGATCAAGCAGGTCGGCATCGACACATCGGATGCGCTCACTCGCTCGGCCGAGGAGTTCGTCAATCGCGGTCTGGTCAAGGAAAACAGCTTCCTCGACGAGACGATCAAGCGCGTCAAGAAGCTCGAAGCCACCGTCACGCAGGGCACCGAAGCCTATCGGATGTTCACCGCGATGCGCGACAAGGCGCTCGTGGACGCCAATCAGGTTGACATCAACAAGATGGGTGTCGATTCGGCCAACATCCTGCGCGAAGCTCAGCGCAACGCCCTGAAGGCGACGATGAGCAACGTGGAGCTCCGCAAGTACGAGTACGACGAGGAGATCAAGCGCATCGAGGCGCTGAAGAACCGTCGCGAGGAAGAGACGTTCAACCTGCTGGCCACAACCAGCATGACCACCGAGCAGTTCCTGCAGCAGATGTCCATCATCGACACCTCCACTCAGGAGATGCGTCAGGCTGCGCTGCTGAACTTCCAGACCAACTCGCGCACCCAGCTGCAAATGCTGGCTGACGAGTGGTCCAAGGCAACACAGGCGATGGATGGCGCAACGGCACGCTGGGCGTCATCGTTCACCGATCGCCTGGTGGACATGCTCGCTGGCGGCTCGTTCAAGTTCAAGGAGTTTGCCGCCGGCATCGCTCGTGACATGCTTGGTATCGTCATCAAGAAAGGCTTTGGTGACATGATTACCAGCGCCTTCGGCTCGTTCGGTGGAAAGATGACCGAGATGCTGGGTCTGGGCGGCAGCGCTGCCGGCGCAGCAGGTCAAGCCACTCAGACTGCGGCCGTCACCACGGCCATGACGACTATGACCGGCGCAACAACCGCCGCGATGACTGCCGTAGCAACCGACATGACTGTCGGCATGACAACGATGACAACGGAACACACGGTCGCGCTCACAACGATGACGACAGAAACGTCGATCGCCATGACAACGATGGCGCTCGAGACTTCTGCCGCAATGGCCGCAATCGCCAGTTCAGCAGGCGCGAGCCTGTTTGGCTTTGCAGACGGTGGCGTGATGACGAGTGCCGGCCCGCTTCCGCTCAAGGCGTATGCGAACGGCGGCATTGCCAACAGTCCGCAGCTCGCTCTGTTCGGCGAGGGTCGCATGCCTGAAGCCTACGTGCCGCTGCCTGACGGTCGTTCCATCCCTGTGACGATGTCCGGCATGGGCGGTGGCAGCAACGCCATCATCAACATCACGATCAACAACGACGGCAGCGGCTCGTCCGACGCCCAGGGCGACAACGTCGAAACCTGGCGCGAGATGGCCCAGCGCGTGCGCGGCGTCGTGATGGAGGAGCTGGTTTCACAGCAGCGCCCTGGTGGCGTGCTTTACCGATAAGTCACGGATGACACAATGACACGACCGACATTCTCATGGCGCCCCGAGTGGGACTCGCAGCTGTCCGAAGAGCCTGACATCACAATCACGAAGTTCGGCGACGGCTACGAGCTCCGCACTCCGAAGGGCATCAACAACCGTCCCGAGAAGTGGAGCCTGACGTTCTCGCGGACGACGACTCAGTTTCCGGATGTGCTGGCGTTCGTTCGGGCTCGCAATGGCGTGCAGAGCTTCTACTGGACGACGCCACTGGGCGAGACAAAGGTCTTCGTGTGTCGGACGTGGAAGCTGTCCCGAAAGCAGGGTCACAACGTCATCTCGCTGGATTTTGAGCAGGTGTTCGAAGCATGAGCATTCGTCAGGAGATTCAATCGCTGGCGCCTTCCGCGCTGCTGGAGCTGTTCATCCTCGATACGACGAACATGCCTGGCGGCTCGGTGATGCGCTTTCACGCCGGCACGAACGGACTGTCTCAGCCGGTCGTGTGGCAGGGGCAGACCTACGAACCTCTGCCGATTGAGGCGACGGGGTTCGACGTGACCACCAAGGGCTCGGCGCCTCGCCCCAAGATCAAGATCGCGAACGTCAACGGGCTGCTGTCGGCCTCGGTAAAGTCCTTCAACGACTTCGTGGGCTGCAAGCTCACCCGCAAGCGCACGTTCGCCAAGTATCTGGACGAGGAGAACTTCCCCGCTCGCCGCAATCTGCTGACGCACACGTCCGCGCCGACTGCGAACACCTGGGTCAACAACGGCCTGACCATCATCGGAACAACCGAAAGTGCGCCTGACGGCAGTCTGACCGCCTCGCTCACCAGCCAATTCAACGCGACTCGGTACACCGGCGTGCCTGGTCTTGCCGGCGCCAAGTACACCTACTCGCTGCACGTCAAGCCGGAGAACGACAAGCTGCCTGTTCGCATCTACGTGGATGGCACATGGGGCGCCGGCGGCGCATTCACCGCCGCGTACGTGGACATTGTGCCGCTCACAGGTCAAAAGAGCGTGGCTCAAGGCGCCGTCAGCGCGTCTGGAGTCGTGCCGATGAACGACGGCTGGTATCGGCTCTGGATGACGTTCACGCCGCAGACGGCCGGCACCATCAACTGTCACATGTACCCGATCTCCGACCAGTACCACCGCTGGTATGGCTTTCAGCTCGAGGACGATGTGCTGACCGACTACCAGGAGATCGGACAGAGCTTTCGTCGCAACGCGACCGCCGACCCCAACCAGTACATCGCCGACGACATCTGGTTTGTGGAGCAGAAGGTCAGCGAAAACCGCTACGTGATCGAGTTCGAGCTGTCCTCGGCCTTCGACCTGATGGGCCACCAGCTGCCCTCGCGTCAGATCATCCAGAACAGCTGCCCGTGGCGCTACAGAAGCGCCGAGTGCGGCTACGCCGGCGCACCCTTTGACGCTAACAACAACCCCGCGACACCGCTGACGGACGTATGCGCCAAGACACTGTCGGCATGCCGGATTCGATTCGGCACACAACCCGTGCGCTTTGGCGGCTTTCCGGGAGCGGTGCGTGGAACTCAGTGACGAGCTGACTCGAGCCATGCGTGAGCACGCGCAAACGTGCTACCCGCGAGAGGCGTGCGGTTTCGTCATTGGTGTCGGCAAGAAGGCAGTCTTCATGCCGGCCCGCAACGGCGCCGAACAGCCTGGTGAGCAGTTCTTCATCAACCACCACGACTACGCCGCCGCAGAAGACGCCGGCGAAATCCTGGCCATCTGGCATTCGCACCCCGACACCACGCCTGATCCATCGGAGCTCGACCGCGCCGGCTGCAATCTCACGGAGCTGCCCTGGCTGATCTCGGGCATTCGAAGAGGCGAGGGCGGTTTCGAGCATGCCGGTCCGCAGCTGCTGACGCCCGACGGCTGGCGAGCCGATTACATTGGCCGACCCTATGTGTTTGGCACTTTCGATTGCTACTCGCTATTGACGGACTTCTACGAGCGCGAGTTCCGCATCAAGCTGCATCGGTTTCCCGAGCTTCGCATCAACCAGTGGTGGAACCAGGGCTACGACATTCTGGGCGATCACTGGGCGTCCCAAGGTTTCATCGAAGTCACTGACGGTACGTTTAAGCATGGCGATGCGCTGGCCATTGCAATGAATTCGGATGTGGCAAATCACGTTGCGGTGTATGTCACGGGTGATATAATTCTTCACCATCTCGTGAATCGCCTGTCGAGACGCGAGACATTCGGGCCTTACTGGTACTCCAGGGTCAAGTTACATCTGAGACACCGCACGAAATGCTGACAAAAGTTCGCCTCGATGGCGTCATGGGAAAGAAATTCGGAAAGGACTGGGAGTTCGAAGTCTCCAGTCCTGCCGAAGCGCTTCGCATGATCGAGGCGAACAAGCCTGGGCTGCGCCGCTGGGTCGTCGAGAACATCGAGACCTACAACGCCTACCGCGTGACGTGCGTCTATGAGGACGACCACGAGGAAGACCTGTCGGACGAGTCGTACCAACTGATCCGCAAGAATCTCAAAGAGATTCGATTCACGCCCACCGTGGCCGGCGCAAGTGGCGTGGCCAAGATCATTGTCGGGGCGATCATGATCGCCGTTGGGTACTTCGTGCCTGGCCCCTGGTCGCCGTACCTGTACAAGATCGGCGCGGCGCTCATTTTGGGTGGCGTAATCGAGGCGCTCAGCCCTCGCCCCAAGACTCAGAACAACGACGAAGGCAACGAAACGTCCTATTACTTCGATGGCCCTGCCAACACCGAGAAGCAGGGCGCTCCGGTTCCGCTCGTCTACGGTCGAATGATGACTGGCTCGCACACGATCTCGGCCTCAATTTCTGTCGATGAGGTTCCCGTCTAATGAATGAGGCAAAAGACTCCCTACGGTCCAAAGCGACGCTGACCCTGCTCGATCTGATCGGCGAAGGGCCGATCGGTGGGCTGGTCAACGGCCTGAAGTCGGTGTACCTGAACGAGACGCCTCTGGAGAACCCGAACGGCACGCGCAACTTTCAGGGCGTGACGGCCGACTTTCGCAACGGCTCCAACGACCAGTCGGTCATGCCGCTTTTTGGCAACTATGTCGAGGCTCCGTTCAACGTCGGCGTCAACGTCAAGAAGGACTTGCCCTACACCTTCACCGTATCCAATCCGAACGCGGACGCGATTCGAGCCATCGTGACATTGCCCGCGCTCACCGTCACAAACGGCGACAACGGCGACATCAGCGGCACCACGGTCCAATACAAGTTTGCCATCTCCACCAACGGTGGAGAGTTCATCGACGTTGCGGCCGGCACCGAATGGTCAGATGCTGCAAACGCCTGGTCGCTGCAAAGCGGCTACGAGACCGCCAGCGCTCCGGGTGCTGTCGGATTGCACGTCACGATCAAGGGCGCGACAACCAACTGGGAAACCTACGGTTGGATCGACGTTCAGGCTCAAGAGTGGACTGGGTCGGCATGGGTAAACCTGTC